TTTTCAATCATTTTTTTTTTTATTTCATCACCAAATAAAGGTCCTAATACTGGAATTTGATGTACTTTATTTAAATGTTTATCAATAACTGATATACTAAAATTTCCTATTATAAAAATTAAGGATGCTCTTAATAAACCCATTATAAATATATTTTATTTTATTTTTTCGTATTAATACAAATACAATATACTGTTATAAATATTGAAAAAAAAAATATTATACAGATTAATACAATACCTATACTGGGATCAATAATCATTAAATAAATAATGTATATAGTCTTAAATAATTATAATATAGTAATTATACAGCCATTGGTGCTTTTATATTTTTATATGGATTATAATCAATTAATTTTAAATCTTCATATTTATAATCATAAATATCATTTTTTNGTTCACTAAATACTAATTTTGGAAATGGTTTTGGTTTTCTTTTCAAATTTTCNTTTACTTGTAATAAATGATTCTTATAAATATGTGTATCNCCAGTAATAACAGTTAATTTCCCAGGTAACAAATCTATATCTTTAAGATTACATATCATATTTACGAGNAACGCTCCAGTTAGTGTGTTCCAATTATTAGCCAAGAAAAAATCAGAACTTCGTATATAAATTTGTAAGTTTAATTTTTTATGTTTAGNATCTACATAAAATTGATAAAAACATAAACATGCCGGCAAAGCTGCTTTATCTTGTGTTGCTGGATTCCATAAATTAATAATTATTCTTCTGCTACTTGGATCATTTTTTATCAAATATAATACATTTGTAAGTTGGTCAAATCCTTTATTATTATAGTTATTTTTACAAGTTCCATAAAATGCCCCATAATGTCTTAAGTTAAATCCATAAGTTTCACCCATATCATTTTCGGGATAATGATGTAATCCACGTTTATCTAAAAATTCACGACTTGTGTTTCCATCCCAAATATGTACATTTTTATCGTTTAAAATTGAATTATCGGTTTTTCCACTAATATATAACATTAATTCTTCAAAAATACCTCTTAAAAATATTTTTTTAGTAGTCAATGCTGGAAACGTATCTTCAAGGTCATATTCGAACCGTTCTCCAAATATTGAATATGTGCCAATACCAGTTCTATCATCATTTTCGATTCCATTAGAAATTATTTTTTTTAACGTTTTTAAGTATATAGTTTCATTTTTGTTTACCCATTCAATAGTTGAAGATGTTTTTTTACTGTATTCAAGATATCTATAATATATATTAGATTCATAATTAAATTTAGAAACATATGTTAATAAATAATCTTCGGTTACATTTGGAAAATGAGTATCACATTCAAAATCATTATATATCTCGGTTATGTAAATTTTTGAAACTTGGTTTGATTCTAATGCCATTTTATAAATATTTTCTCCCCCTATTATAAATATATTACTTATATTATATTTTGTATTCAATATATTTGTAGCAACTATATCGTTAAAATTATATTTGACAAATGTATTTTTGTAGGATTCTATTTTAGTTTTTAATTCAGTACTTTTATTATGAGTCAAAACTATATTAATTCTATTTTTTAGTGGTTTATGTTTTGATGGAATTGAATCCCAGGTTTTACGACCCATTACTACCATGTTTTTTGTGTTTGGTTTAAATGTTTTAGATGTAATTAATTGAAAGTTATTTAGATCAGATTGTAAATGCCATGGTATTTTATTTTCAAATCCAATTCCATTATTTTTTTTACAAACAGCAACTATTATATTCATTATTATGTATTGTATATTTACATTTTAAATCGATTTTTACAAATTTATTTTCTAAATATATATTATAAATGTTTAGAAGTATGCGACGAAGATTAAGTGGTGGTGCTCCAAGAAGAAAGAGTGTAAAAAATAATTCTAATAGAAAGAATAATTCTAATAATAGAAAGAATAATTCTAATAATAACAATGGTGGAAAGGTAACATTTGCCGCTAAATTAGCTGCATTTATACTTGAAGGATTAAATTCTAAACCTGTATTAGATGGGAATGATGCTCATATGCAACCTGAAGTAAGTGGTGCTATCCCATATTTACATATGAATATTAAGAAAAATGATGTCGTCAAAAAATTTAAAGATACACAACCAAAAAGAATTAGTGGTTTAAGTGGAATATGTAATAAAAAGAAACTTGAAAAATCATTAAAATCGGTAAACTTTAATTGTAAAAAGCAATCAACTAATGGTGTTATTAGTATAAACAATTCTATTGTTGCATCTATTAACAATAGATGGGCGATGAGAGCAAATGGACGGGCACACTTGAAAGTTATTGGTGAATACATGATGAAACAAGTTAAAAATGGCGAAATTCCAAAATCAAGTTTAAATTGGTGCCATGGTGGAAAAGATCTTAAATACTGTTAATTTTTTTTCAAAATACTTGAAAATATAGATTCACTACTTAAATCAATAAATGTAGCATCGGTATCGCATATCATTGTATAATAATAGTTATATGGAATATATATCATTGTATTTGGCCTACATATTATTTCAATATATTTTGCTTTGTTTGTTGCTGGATATTTTATTAAGTCTTGTTTCCAAAGATTAATTGGACTTTTATTATTTTTAGTATATAAATATTTTTCTTGTTCTGGAGTAAAAATAAAAAATCGTATTACACCATCAAATACATAAAATAATCTTCGATAGTTAGTTTGTTTTGTAATAATGCTTGTATAAAACAATGGATATGTATATACATTATGTTTGGCTTTAATACACAATGGAATATTGTAATAATACAAATTTTGTTTTATAATATCTTTATTTTTACGTTCAAAATTAACATCGTATATCCAATTATCAAATGATACATTTGTAAAAATAGATATTAATTTATCTCTCAATACAACTTCAAACATATTTTTTTTTGGATTATCGTATTGTAATATTTCAAATGAATTATTAGTAGTATTTATGGAACTATACTGAAAAAAAGTAATTATTACAAAAATTAATATTACAAATAATATACGTTTCATTTAGATATTAATATAAAATAAACTTATTTATTAAACTAATAATTTAAATAGTATAAATTAAAAATATTTAAAGATATAATAAAATATTATAGTATAAAGTAAGTTGTAAAATGAGTGAAGAACATAAAGAAAGAATTGTAGGAAATAGCCTTGGTCAAGTTAAATGGTTTGATAATAAATTAGGATATGGATTTATTACAGTATTGGATAATACTCATAAAGGTACTGATATTTTTGTCCATCAAACAAATATTTTTCCACTAGAAACGGAATATAGAACATTGATGAAGGGTGAATATGTATCAATGAATGTTAGTGATGATTCTAAGATTCAAGCAATGAATGTTACTGGTGTCCTTGGAGGTTCCCTAAGATGTGATGAACCAAGAGTTTCGAGACGAAGAGGTGGTAAACCAACGAATGAAACCGAAAAGGAAGAATAATTTATTATCTTTTATTTAAAACTAATTTTATTTATATATTTAATTTTGATGGAATCATCTGAAATTTGGAAAACTATAATTATACCATTATTAATTGGTCCTTTATGTTTGTATATTAAAACTTTGTATGATAATTATGTATCGTCAAAAAGAGAACATGATTTGTTCAAATATAATAATAAAAAAGAGTATTTAACTAAAATTTTAAATACATTTTATTGGCCTTTGTATTTAAAATTATTATCAATTCATCAACTTAATTACAATATACCAATAAAAAATGAATTTGAATATGTATCTGATAGTGACTCTGATATTGATTCCGATTCAAATATATATAATCGTTGTAATTATAATGGATGTAAAAACATTGTACCAAATTCAACCCATAAATGTAAAAAATGTAAGTTTGATTATAAACAACAAGATGAAAATATCGTAATAAATATTAATAGTATAGAACGTGATATATTAATTGATTTAGATACTATTAAATTATTAGAAACACATATTAATACATTATTTAAAGAAGCATTATATATTTTAGAAACAAATATATTTTCGGTTAGACTAACTAACAAATTAAATAAAAATATAATTCAGTTTATTAAATATTGTAAAATTCGTTCTATTATTTTAGAAGGTTCAACAAAGAAAAAATACAATATAGAATACTTTGGAGTTAAAGACAATACTGATAAATTATTACATTTAATTGAGTTAGATTTGCTCAATTATCAAAAAGAATATAATATACTAATTAATAAAGGACCATAATTATTTAACATATTACTTAAAGAATATAATATTTTATTTTAAAATGATATTTCTATTAAGTTTATTATATTTGACTAATAGTGTTGTATCGGATACACGACATGATTTACAAACAAATATTTATAATAATCATTATAATATAATTCCAAATAATGGTATTAATTTATCATTAACATTAGCAATACGAGCATTTAATAATATAGACCAAATAGATGGTTCTATCAATATGAATGTATGGTTAAGATATGAATGGAATGATCCCTCAATTACATGGAATAAAGAAGAATATACTAATATTAGTTTAATAAATTTGAATACAAATCCTGATTATGATTCTTTTATTTGGACACCCGATATTTATTTATACAATACTGCGGAAAAACCAATGAATGAATTAGATTATACAAAAGCAAATGTGTATAATAATGGTCGTATTTTTTGGTCTAGACCAGGCTTAATTAAATCAACATGTATTTTTGATTTGACATATTATCCATATGATCAACAAGAATGTAAACTTAAATTTGGAAGTTGGGCTTACAGTAAAAACGAAATATGTTTAACACATACAAATAATTCAATAGATATATCAAATTATCAAGAACATGAAGAATGGAATTTAGTTGAGTATAGTACTAAAATAAATAGTATAAAATATGATTGTTGCGAAGAAGCATTTCAGGATATTGAATTTTTATATACAATTCGAAGAAAACCAGATTATTATAGACTTAATATTATTATACCGACATTTGCTACCGCAACACTTATAATTTTAACATTATTAGTGCCATGGGATTCTGGAGAACGAATATCATTTGCAGTTACTGTATTATTGTCTATTATAGTATTTCTGTTGATTGTATCAGAGAATTTACCAAAAACAGATAGTAAACCACTCTTATCACGTATGATTGTTGGATTAATATATTTTTCATTAGTTGGAGTATTATTTACGATTATTATTAGTTGTATACATAACAGTATCCAAAACAAAACAATCAAACAAAATAAAATTATGATATATTTATTTTCAAGATGTAAATATATACAATGTTGTATAAATAAAAAATTAACACGCACAAATAGTTACAATAATGCTATTTCTTCAAATGAAAATGGAGGTCGTCAAAATGATATATCATCTAATGATAGTTTATCAGTATCATCTAATGATAGTTTATCAGTATCTTCTATTGATTCAGTAAAAACAAATCCATCTATTTATACAAATGAAAATATACTAAATTTAGACGAATGTAAATTATTAACAATTAAAATAGAAAAAATATTTATAGGACTATTTTTTATTAGTTTTGTAATATATTGTCTTGTTATTTTTTTAAACATTCCAAACTATGCGGGTAATTAATTATTTGGCTCCTTTTCAATTTTATAACTTTTCGTTTCTCATTATCATTCATAAATAAGTGCGTATCCTTTTTAATATTCTCATAATTATCATTGATTACATTATTTATGAATGTATGCGCTTTCTTGATTTGTTCCATATTCCGTGCTCCAGTTATTATTATACTACCACTTTGAAATATAGATACCGTTATCTTTTTACATTTTCCATTGCCATTTCCATTGCCTTTTCCATCACAATAAACATCGCAATAACATTTTCCTTCAAATTCGGCACCTTCATTATCTGTATTAAAATAATATTTACTATTTACACCTGGATATATACATGGTTCATATGATGAGAAAATATTATATTTCAAAGTCAATAATTCATGAAGTACATCTCGTTTTACTTCAAATCCTAAATAATAATCACTATTTATTAATACTATTTTGTAATCCTTTATTTTACATACACTCGAATCAATAATACCGTTTTCAATTAAACATGTATTACACTTTTTACAATTTGTATGTTCTATTTTAGAACACAAATTACAAATATAATGATCACATACCGTTTTTTTAACATTATTACACGAGACATCTGTATTACAAAATTCACATTTAATCGATGTATCTTCTAATGATTCAATTTGGTTATCTGATAATGGTTTGTAAAATACTCCCTTCAAATCTTTTATATTGTTTATTAAAATTTTAATAGATCTTTCTCCTTCATCAAAATTTTTAAGACCAGTCATAGATATAGCTCCATTATTGAATAGTTTCACATTATTTAATCTATCAGTATATGGACGAATAACAAATGTGATTTGATTGAAAAATACTCTTTTTTTTGCTTTTGCTTTTTTTGAATGTATTTTCATATTTGTACCTCGTTTAATAGAATTTCCATGTTCAATATATTGTATATCATCCGATATTTCTAAAAATTTAGAAATAATAGACAAATTGACAAATGAATTTATATTACATGTTGCTGTGTGGGTTGATATTCGTAAATCTGTAGAAGAAAATTTCATCTTCTTTAAGCCTATTTATTATGCGCTTTTTATCTTTAAATTCATTTTCATCAATCAATTTTATTAATTATAATAATATTTATATTTAATTTAAAAGGTATTTTAGGTAATCTATATAATGTATGGATGATTATACTATATTAGGAGTATGTAGACATGATACATCTGAAGTAATTACACAAAAATATAAAAAATTAGCATTAAAATATCATCCTGACCGTAATTTAAATAATAAATTAGAATGTGAAGAAAAATTCAAAGAAATTTCTAAAGCATATCATAATATTATCAATAAAAAATCATTTAATGTGAATGATTATAACTATTCTCATTTATTTACAAAGATTAATAATGTCAAAAAATATTTTAAAGATATAAATTATGAAACTCTAATAAATAATGTTATAGATAATGTATCTAATTTCAATGATTTTGTAAATGAAAAAAATAATGAAAAAAATAATACAAAGGAAAAAGATGAAGATTTATTCATAAATGCTAATATTGAATTATTTGATATATACAATGGCATAAATAAATCTATAACAATAGAACGTTTACGAAAATGTAATGTTTGTAAAGGAATCGGTAAAATAATTACAAAAGATAAACTTTTAGAAACATGTCAATCATGTTATGGCACTAAATATACAAATACAAAAATAAATCTTGAGTTTAATTGTAGAACTAAAAATATATGTTTTCCTAAATTTTCAAATCATTGTGAAGATAAATTACCAGGTGATATTATTATAAATACTATAGCGAAACCACATACATGCTTTAATATTTACAATAATTATGATTTAATATATACTTACACAATTGATCATGCTGTTCAGAATGAATATTATATTGAATTTAAACACTTGGATAATAGAAAATATAAATTTAAAATAATAAATCCAATTTATAATTATAAATACAAAATAAATAATTTAGGATTATTGTACAATGATAATAGTATTGAACGAGGAGACTTATATATTATTATACAAAATAGTATTTTACACTATAAAACATCCATTGAAATTAATTAGTAATAAACCGCGATGCTATACCCATCCCCTCTAATTCTTGTATCATTAATTTACAAGAATATGGTATTCTAATTTCAGAGAAATCTATATAATTATTACATGGTTTACATTTGTATATATTCTCTTCAGGATTAACTGACGCCATAAATCCACATTCATTACATATAAATACTCTATAATTATCAGATACATCTAACATGCGCTCCTTCAAAAATTGAACACTACCATGAGCAATCATACAATCTCGTTCCATTTCACCAAATCTAAGACCACCATCTCTGGCTCTCCCTTCCGCTGGTTGTCGTGTCAATAAGACCATAGGTCCAGTCGCCCGTGAATGTATTTTATCTTCTACCATATGTTTCAATCTTTGATAATATGTTGGTCCAATAAATATTTTAGTAGACATTTGTTTTCCATTAAACCCATTATATAATATTTCATTACCATTATTTTCAAAATTATTTTTCTCCAACAAATTCATTATTTTATCTATACATGTATTATTAAATGGTGTTCCATCACCATATCCACCACTAATTGTAGCAACTTTACCCAAAATACATTCAATTAATTGTGCAATAGTCATTCTGCTAGGAATCGCGTGTGGATTAACAATAATATCTGGTCTAATACCATCTTTAGTAAATGGCATATCCTCTTCAGGTAATACCATTCCACATGTACCCTTTTGTCCATGCCGTGATGAAAATTTGTCTCCTATGGTTGGTGTTCTTGGAGACCTTACACGAACTTTACAGAATTTATGTCCGTCTCCATTACGGTTTACATATATTTTATCTATATATCCTGACTCATTACTTCTTAAAAATGTGCTACTATCTTTATATATATGTTTCGATTTAGTTTTATTTTTAATTGGAAATACTTTTCCAATAATTATATCATTTGATGTAACATGAGTATTTACTGGTACAAACCCATTAGATTCTAACTTATCATAACATCCTGGCTTAATACCAGCAGTTATATTTGGGTTTGGTTTCATTATACGTTCATCTTGGCCAGATGATTGAATTTTTTTTTCATCGTCTCTATATGTTCTGTAAAATGTGGATCTAAATAATCCTCTATCAATAGAACCCTTATTTATTATAATAGAATCTTCTTGATTATATCCAGAATAGGAACCAATAGCAACAATAACATTTAATCCATTTGGTATTTCTTTTGACGGTACTAACTTACCTATATTAGTATCAACCAATGGTTTGTTTGGATAGTATAATATATGTCCCATTGTATCCATCCTTTTGCTAAAATTAGTCATATAAACACCCATTGCTTGTTTACCCATAGCAGATTGATATGTATTTCTAGGAGATTGATTATGATTTGAAAATGGAATCAATGATGACAACAATCCTAAAATTAAACTTGGATGAATTTCACAATGCGAATATTTTATTTTTTTATTCTTCAAATTATTATAAACCGCTATCATTTTATAATAGGATTCTTCGGTATCTATATATTCTATACAACCAACTTCATCCTTCCTCATATCTTTACTTGAATAATTTAAACTCGAATTTAATGATCGCAACACCAAATTCCTAAATTTATATGATTTATTCGATATATTATTAATGTCTTCTTTAGTTATCAATAATTTATTATTTTTAACAATGTAAAGAGGTCTACAACAACGACCAGCATCAGTAAAAATATTAATTTGATTCATATCGGTATTCAATGATATTGATACATATATATTAATATATCCTTTACGACGACTATCTATCAACATGTTATATATATCAATTG